CACCTGTTCCTCTCCGACGACGACACGTGGCCGCTGTTTCGCCAGAGTCTCGACAAGCACCGTGACCTGCCGCTGGCACATTCCATGGTGGTCTGGGGCAAGTCACGGCTCAAGTCCTCCGAGGGTCCGTACGCGGACTGGACGTGGCCGCGAGGCGTGATGCTCTACCAGACACGCTCGGTAATCGAGCGGGTCGGCGGTATGGACGAGCGGTTCGGTCCCGGTGGTCACGAGCACGCTGAGTTCTCCATGCGCATCCACAACGCGCACCTCACGCCAGCGAACTTCATGACCCCCGCTTCGTACGCCACTCGTGGTGGGCAGGGCGCGAACGCGCTGTGGCACGCCGAGGACATGCCGCGAGCCGGTGAGCCCCTGTACGCTCTGGGGGAGCGGCGAAAGCGCATCACCAGCGTACCGAAGCGCAATCACAAGACGTGGGAGAACATCCACAAGATCATGGCCGAGCGTGAGGGAAGCGACGCCTATGTCGGCTTCCGGGCTCACGAGAACGGCAGGGCATCGGCTACCCTGTACCCGAACTGACGAGCCAAGGAGCCGACAAGTGAGCACCGAGTTCTACTGGGTGGCGGTCACTTTGACCACCATCATCAGCGTCTCCCGAATGACACGCCTCGCCACGTGGGATGAGTTCCCTCCCGTGAAGTGGCTGCGCGAGAAGTACGCCGACATCACCGACGGCTCCGGCTGGACCCTGCTCGCCTACTGCGGGTACTGCGCGTCCTTCTGGATCGCACTGCTCGTGATCGCATGGGGTCTGACCGCTGAGGTCTACTCCGCGCCCTCGACGTACGCCGATGTCCCGTTCGTCATCTGGTGGATCGTCAACGGGATCTTCGCCGTCTCCTACCTCGCGGCCATCCTCATGGTCCACGACGGCGACGACGGTGACGACTGATGGCGCGGCCCACCTTGCCGGTCAAGGCAGCCGTCTCGTCTGAGTTGGTTTCTGGAAACCGACCCGCCTCCATGGCCGCACCCGCTGCGCTGAGCGCGTCGACTGCTATCTACCCCAACAACCGTCGCCTCGACAACCGCTCGGACCGTCACGCTCTGGCCCAGCCGTGGCAGGTCGAGTGCTACCGGCAGGTCAACATCTGCGGCGAGGCCCGCTACGCGGTAACTCTGTTCGCCCACATGGCGGCTCGCGCCGAGATCGGCATCTCCGAGGGCAACAGCCTCGGTCGCAAGGCCGTGTGGGTCAACAACGGCCCCGAGGTCGACGTGCTGGCCGAGTTGGTCCCCACGGTGCGCGAGCGCAAGAAGATCATCCGCGACTTCATGACGCACTGGGTGATCGCGGGTGAGTGCTACCTCATCGCACGCACCCGCCAGCCCACCGACCCGGACCCGACCAACCCGCTGCCGATCTGGGAGATCGTCGGCGTGCTCGCCCTGCGCAAGATGGGCGATGGCCGCTGGCAGGTCAAGCACGACAACGACAACTACATCGACCTCGCTGATGACGACCCGGTCATCCGACTGTGGAACCCGGACCCGGAGAACCCGCGTGAGGCGTGGAGCCCGATGCGCTCACTGCTGCCGACGCTCAAGGAGATCGAGTGGCTCACCGGCCACATCTTCACCCAAGTCCGTAGCCGCCTCATGAGCGCTGGCGTCTGGTTCCTGCCCGAGAACCTCACCTTCACCCCACCCTCACCCGAGGGGATTGAGGGTGGCGAGGAGACCATCGCGCAAATGAACGAGGCCGAGCAGTTCATGGCCAGCCTCGCGCAGTCCGCAATGAGCCTGCTCGACGCCGACGAGGTGTCCTTCCCGACCGTCGTCATGGCCGAAGCGGCTGCACTGTCTGCCATCGAGCAGAACAAGTTGATCAAGTTCTGGGCCGAGATCGACGACAAGGCCATGCACTTGCGCAGTGATGCGGTACGTCGCTTCGCGCTCGGCTTCGATCTCCCGCCCGAGCAGGTTCTCGGTGCATCGGGCCTCGCGGTCACCGGAGCCGGTGGCTCGGCAGGCTCGGTCAACCACTGGGGGGTGTGGGCCAACGAGGAGCAGACCATCTCGGCTCACATCGAGCCCGCTCTCGACAACTTCGTCGGTGTGCTCACTGTCGCCGTGGTGCGGCTGGCGGTACCGGGGTCGACCAAGGTCGTCGGCTACGACACAGCCACCCTGCGACTTCGTCAAGACCGCTCCAAGGAGGCCATGGAGTGGTACGACCGGGGTCTCCTCAAGGGCGACGTGGCGCTTCGGGAGAACGGTTTCGACCCCGAGAACGACATGATGGACGACGCCGAGTTCCGCAGGTGGCTCTTGGTGAAGATCGCAGGGGGTTCGGCCACCCCTGAGCAGGTGCAGGAGTCGCTGCGACTGCTGGGTGTGGTCCTCGACACCCCGATGCTGCCCGCAGGAACCCCCGCACCGGGCCAGCCGGGGCGCAATCTGCCCCCGAGCCTCGAAGATCACCCCTACGAGGGACCACCGAGGGAGCAGCACGACCATTCTCCGGCCCCATTCACGGCCTTGCACGCCTCAGCCGAGGCTCTGGTGCTCCGAGCACTCGAAAAGGCTGGGAATCGGCTCCTGAACGACGGCAAGAGGGGCCGTGACCGCGACCGAACCACCCCTCCACACCTCGCACACCTCACTGCGAGCGTCGGAAGTGTCATCGAGCCTTCCATGTTCGACTTCTCGATGCTCTCAACCGTGCTCGGGGACCAGCCAGCCGCCCGACAGGCCCGAATCGGGGGTGCTCTGGCTCGATTCTGCGTCCAGATGTACCGAGATGGCACCGCGTACACCCGAGACGGGCTGATCGACGCCATGAAGGGGCTGTGATGACCAAGTTTCTGGAAACCGTGGCGCGCACATACAACATCTCGCGTGCTCGCACCTTCTCGGGCGACTACGAGGGGGTAACGCACGCCGGATTGGCGATTGTCGCCCTTGACACCGGCAATGTCCTGCTCGCGCAGCGGGCGATGGACGACACGGACGACCCGGACGTGCAGGAGACGTGGGAGTTCCCCGGTGGCAGCCTTGACGGCGACGAGGAGCCGCTGGCTGCGGCGATTCGGGAGTACGGCGAGGAGGTTGCGCTCCCCCTGCCGGTCGGGATGGTCGTCAACGGGTGGCGAGCAGGCCCGGAGGAGAACTATCAGGGCTTCGTGTACACCATCGAGGCCGAGGACAGCATCGACATCGAGGCGTTCGTACCCAACGAGGAAGTGCAGGCCCTTCTGTGGGTCGGCGTTGAAGATGTAGAGCAGATGGCCACCGGCACCCCGTGGGGTAGCCTGCGACCGGAGATGAAGACCGCACCGTGGGAGACCATCTGGTCGGTTTCCAGAAACAAGGAGAGTGCCATGACGGCCAGCGCTGACATCGAGACCGAGGAGCCGACCCTCACTCTCGCGGACATCGCAGTGCACGCGATCCCCATCCACGGCGTGATCGCGCCCGAGGAGGCCGAGTCCGGTGACGGGCGTGGCTTCGCTGCCGGGGCCATGACGTCGCGTCCCAACCGCCTGCCGTTCATGTGGCAGGAGCGCCAGACCTCCGGACACGACTCCGCGTCCGTGGTCGGCTCGGTGGATCGCATGATGCGCAAGGATGGGCTCATCCACTGGGAGGGCTCGCTCATGGGCGGCGGTCCGGCAGCAGGTGACTTCGCCGAGTTGCTCGCCTTCTTCGGGCGCTTCGGTGTGAGTGTCGACGGCGACAAGGGCAGCATCGACACCTCGCGCAGCGAGTCGGAAGGGATGCTGTGGTTCGACGCCGTGCGTGCCGCTGGCCTGACGGCTGTGTCGATCCCCGCGTTTCACGAGGCGTACGTCGCCTTCGGCCCGCACCCCGAGATGCCCCACGCGGAGGACGGGTCGCTGGGCGAGGAGGCAGCGCTGACCGCCTCCCTGACGGCTGCCGGTGATCTGGTCGTCTTCGATCGTGGTCCGGGCTGGGTGACCAACCCGAAGGAGACCAAGCGCATCCACGACTATTGGACCAAGAAGGGCGAGCCGGGGTACGCCAAGATCCGGTGGGGTACGCCCGGTGACTTCACCCGCGCCAAGAAGTTGATCGGCGAGAAGATCGCCGCCAACTCCCCCGAGGACATGCGCTACCTCAACCAGATCATCGCGCAGTGGCACTACGACGCGCTGGGCTACTGGCCCGGAGAACTCGGCAAGCCGGGGAACGCACCCGACACGCCGGAGAACCGACGCCGTGCAGCCACCCACGCCGGTCTGGAGGAGGCGCTGGCTCGGGTGGACCGAGAGTCCATCGAGACTTCCGAGGACGGCTGGGAGGCCGTGCTGGTCTCGTCGGCCACCTCGGTGCGCCCGCCACTGGACTACTTCCACTACCCCGAGATCACGACCGCGCTCACCATCGAGGAGCCGGACGAGAACGGGTTCCGTCGCACCTACGGGTACGCGGCCAAGTGGGGTGTGTGCCACATCGGCTTCGATGGTCGCTGCGTCGAGCCGCCCCGGTCCTTCTCCGACGACTACCCCGCGTTCCACCTCGGCACCACGCGCACCGCCGCAGGCAAGATCCACACGGGGGTGCTCACCTACGGCGTGGACCACCGCGATGCCGAGACCATCCTGCGCGAGACCCCCGAGCAGTCCTACTTCGACAACATCAACAACGCATGGGCAGCCGTGCGGGTGGGTGAGGACGAGACTGGCATCTGGTTCTCCGGGGTCGTGCTGCCCGACGTGCCCGAGGAGCACCTCGTCAAGATCGAGGCATCGGGTCAGGTGTCTGGGGAGTGGAAGCACGGTGCGATGCGTGCGTGCCTGACAGTCAACGTCCCCGGCTACCCCATCGCCCGTCCGAGCGCCTCCTACGACGAGAACGGCAACGTGCTCGCGTTGGCTGCCAGCGCCTTCGGTGGCTTCGACGACGCGCCGTGCAACCCGACCCCGGCTGAGCGGATCGCTGCGCTGGCAGCCATCGAGGCCGAGGCCCGCATGGACAGCGCGCGTGCCAAGTGGGCGACGATGAACGGGGAGGTCGTCTGATGGCGTGCGCGTGCAAGGGCCGTAAGAAGCAGCAGTACGTGTGGACGTCGGCTGATGGTTCACAGACCATGACGTACAACACCGAGTTGGAGGCCAAGGCCAAGGTGATCCGCAAGGGTGGCTCCTACAAGCCGGTGGGCTGAGCCTTGACCACTGAGTGCTTCGACCCGATCCGAGGGTCGGCCCTACGGGTGACTGCCCTTGAGGCTTGTGGTGACGTACCGGACGTGGTCTCGTACGCGGTGAGCAAGTCGGTGACCCGCGTCCAGATCCGTGAGGTTCTCGACGCGGGCAGCAACGAGATCGTCAAGACGTCTGAGGACGAGCGCAGGCTGCGGCTCATCCGCCCCACGAACAAGATCCGCGAGATGGTCGATATCGACTTCCTCCGCTGTGATCCCGGCGTGCTCAGCATCGTGGCCGGTGTGGGGCTGGCGTATGCGGCTGAGCCGGGGTTCGGCGAGGTGCCGTTCGGGGAGGCTCCTTTCGGTGGCTACCCCGGCAGTGTGGTCAACGGCTTCGATGTCTCCACCCACCAGACCCCGGCAGCGTTCGGACTGGAGGTCTGGACCAAGTTGGCGGGCCAGCGTTGCGCGGACGGAACCCCGATGTGGGGCTACTCCGTCTTCCCGTTCTTGCGCGGGGGTCGCATCAGCGGTGTGCGGTTCGCCAATGGGCTGGTTTCGTTTCGAGTCATCAACTCCCAGACCCGTCGAGGAGACGGCTGGGGTGTGGGTCCGCACGATCTGGAAGGCGCGTTCGAGCGGCTCATCAGCCCCGTTTCCAGAAACACCGGGTGGCGGATGTTCATGTCCCCCGCTGCACCACCGGCTCAGACAGACGGTATCCTCCTCCGTAGCGACGTGCTCGACAATGGCACAGCCGCCAACCCGATGCCTGACCCGACCGCCCCGCTGGTGGTCGACGGTGGTGGGGCTCAGACATCAGCATGGATCATTGACGGAGGACGAGCGTGACGCACATCCAGCAGAGGCGAGACGACGCCGCGACGTGGGCATCTGAGAACCCGGTGCTGTTCGAGGGTGAGGCCGGTCACGAGACTGACACGGGCAAGTGGAAGTTGGGCGACGGCGTCACCGCGTGGAACGCCCTGCCCTACAAATCCGATGTCGACTCTGTGGCAGGCAAGACTGGTGCCGTGACTCTGGAGGTGACTGATGTTGACGGTGCCGCGCCCATCGACAGCCCTGAGTTCACAGGCACCCCGATGGCTCCGACGCAAGCGTCCGACAACGACAGCACCCGGCTGGCCACCACGGCTTTCGTGCAGGCTGTGGCAGACCTCCTTCGTGGCGCGGCCCCGTCTGATCTCGATACGCTGGCGAAGATCGCAGCATCCATCGGCAACGATCCCGACTTCATCGGCAGCGTGAACTACTCACTGTCCACGTACGCCCCGCTCGACAGTCCGGTGTTGACAGGTACCCCCGGCGCGCCCACCCCACCTCCGGGAGACAACGACTCCACCATCCCCACGACGAGTTGGGTCAACGACGCGATTGATGGGCGGGTGGATGCACTTGGTGTGGGCGCCATCTACACCCCGACGATCAGCAACTTCTCGGTGTCGAGTTCTACGGCTCGGTACACGGCTGTCAATGATCTGGTCGTTGTCACCTATCGATGCGTCATCTCGGCTGTTACCGGGGTCATGTCGGTCTCACTCCCCTTCTCAGCGGTGGCTGCCCCGTCCTCACTGCAAGTTATCGGTACGGCTTTGGGGTCTGACATCTCTGCGAACGCCTACGCTCCGGGGGTCGTGTACCTCAACGGAGCCAACAACGTCAGTTTCCTCAGTGCGGCGGGCGTGTGGGGCAGCCCCTTCACATGGGCGGCGGGGGACACGTTCTCCTTCACGCTCACGTACGAACGCGCCCCAGTCTGAGCGTTTCCAGAAACCATGTGGTAGCCTCGCGCTCATCAGCAGGAGCCTAGGTGCCCTCGGTCAAACCCAACCAGAACATGCCCGATCAAGGTCACGAAGGGACACCAAGGACATGAAGATCAAGTTCGCCAGCCTCTCGGATGAGGCACGCGAGACGCTCTACACCCAGATGGGTGCGGGAGCCACCAACTTCGCCGCTCTCTCCGACGAGGAGCGCGCCACCCAGTTCGCCTCCATGGACGACGCCGCCATCGAGGCCGCGATCACCGCCCAGAAGGCGCAGGCCACCGCCCTGTTCGCCCGCGAGCAGGCCGACCTCACCATCGCGGACGCCGACGACGCCGAGGCGCTGGTCGCCTCCATGGGTGCGCTGGAGGCCGAGCAGAAGGCGCGTCAGACCGCCGCCACCGAGGCTGCCGAGCGCTTCGCCAAGGCTCGCCAGACCTTCGGCGTCGAGGACGCCGACGAGACCGAGACCGAGGACGCCGACGAGGCCGACACGGACGCCGACTCCGAGGAGACCGAGGACGCCGGGGACGGCGACGACGCCGAGGAGGGCGACGACGGTGACGCCGACGCCGGGGACGGCGAGGGTGACGCTCTCACCGCTGCTGCCATCGCCGCTCGCGGTCGCCGCTTGCCCACCAGCGCGGCCAAGACGGTCGGGTCGCAGACCAAGCGCCCCGCCCGCAAGTCCAGCACCGACGTGGTGATCACCGCTGCCGCCGACGTGCCCGACTTCGCCACCGGTCAGCGACTCACCGGCATGTCGCAGGTGGCCGAGGCGGTCATGAACCGCGTCAAGGGCTTCCCCAAGTTCAACTCCCGCGCCGCCGCACAGACCGCCGAGCAGTCCGGTGGTCAGCCGGTCCTGCACAAGTTCGGTGCCGCGTCCTTCGGTGCGCAGTTCGACGCCAGCCTCACCGCGTCGCGCTCGGCCGAGAAGGACCACGACGTCGTCAAGACCGCCGTCACCGCGCACATCGACCGCGTCAAGGCGTCGCTGTCGAGCGACCCGACCGTCGTCACCGCCGCCATGGCGTGGTGCTCGCCGTCCGAGGTCGTCTACAACTGGATCGCGGACTACGTGGTCGACGGCCTGCTCGATCTTCCCGAGGTCGCTGCCCCGCGCGGCGGTCTGGTGATGACCGAGGGGCCGCAGTTGGCCCAGACGACCTACGGCACCCCCGAGGCGGTCGACGCCTTCGGCTTCGGCGGCACCGAGGCCGAGATGGAGGCGGGCTACGTCAAGACCTGCGAGACCATCGAGTGCCCGGAGTTCGTGGACCACCGTCTCGACTTCGACGGCTACTGCTGGAAGATCCCGATCCTCACGGAAGCGACCTTCCCCGAGTTGGTCGCCGACGCCTTCCGGCTCTCCGACGTGCTCTACGCGCACAAGATGAACCGCCGGTTCATCCGCGACGTGCTGGCCCAGTCGACGGCGGTCAACGCGACCAACGCCCTCGGCGGCTCCATGCTCGACACGCTGGAGGCGTTCACGCAGGTCGCCATCAAGGAGCGCCGCTGGTGGAACCTCGGTGAGAACGCCGTCATGGAGGTGAAGTTGCCGCAGGAGGCGCGTCACATCTTCAAGATGGACATGGCTCGCCGGTCGGGTCTCGCCCTCACCGATGTCGCCAACGACGCCAAGGTCGCGGCGCACTTCGCGTCGTACAACCTCGCGGTCACCTACATCTCCGACTTCGACCAGCGGTACGGCGCGGCCACCCCGACCGCCGACTGGCCCGAGACCATCCGGGGCATCATGTACCCGGCTGGCACCTTCCTCAAGTCGGTCAAGCCGGTGATCAACCTGTCGGCGGTCTACGACGCGGCCTCGATCTCCGAGAACGAGTACACCGGCGTCTTCTTCGAGCAGGGCGTCATGACCATCAAGCGCGGCTACCGCAGCCACGTCATCGAGGTCCCGGTCTGCGTCGCCGGTCAGACGGGTGCCAACGCACTCACCTGCGAGCCGTTCATCGGTTCCTTCTGATCCAGTGGGGCCGGTTTCTGGAAACGGAAACCGGCCCCCGCTGAACTAGAATGAACCCATGATGACCAAGGAGAGACGATGACAGCGCAGATGATCGGGGCTCGGAGTGAGATCACTCGCCCCGTCGTGGAGCCGCTGAACTCCACCGTTCTCGACCACGCAGCGCAGGTGGTCGACATCGACGGCGGGTTCGGCTACCGCAACAACGAGGGTCTGTGGCTGTCCTACAACTGCCTCGACCTTCTCGTGCCCACCCCGACGTGCGCACGCCCCATGGCTGAGGCCGACTACAAGGACTTCAAGGTCGCGGGCTGGGTGCCCGGTTTCGAGTTCGGCGTCCACGGCGGCGTGCAGTGCTCGGTGATCGGCCTCGACATGGCCGACCAGCAGTCCGAGGTCGAGCGGGTCTTCGCTGCCTCTGAGGGCAAGGGCGTCGAGATGGCTCTCCTGCTCAACCGCTTCGTCGACAACCCGGCTGGCAGCGACGACCCCGGCGTGCCGTACGCCGCGACGTGGGAGGCTCCGGTCGACCTGACGGTGGCGGGCATGACCCTGCTCGGGGCCATCGCCGCTCTGGAGTCCTACGCCGCCGCGATCTACTCGGGCGTGCCGACGCTGCACATGCCCCGAGGGGCGGTGCTCATCGCTGCTGGTGCCGGTGCGATCACCGAGCGGGACGGGAAGTTCTACACCAAGACCGGAGCCAAGGTGGCTGCCGGTGGTGGCTACGACGACCCCGACACCTTGCCGGACGGCACCTTCGACATCTACGCCTCTGGAGAGGTGTACGTCGAGCGGTCCAAGCGTCTGGTCTTCCACGAGATCACGATGCCCGGTGACGGCTCGGGCCTTGGCTCGG